GGGTTACTCATTGTATTGGGTGGTTTTGCGGTATGGGCTTGGGGAGAAATAAAGTTTCAAAAACAAGAGAAAATTCGCCAACGTGATAACTATGAGAACCTGCGGGATTTAGACTCTTTGAAAACTGCGGTTTTGCAATTTAGAACCAACGATGAAATGGAAGATTATATCAACACCAATAAAGATCTGAAAGCTCTATTAGAAAAACAAGATATAAAAATCAAACGAGCCAATAATATTATTTATCAAAAACAACAGTATATCAATAATATTGAGAACAAATTGGACGTATCAGGATTGGTTGAAAATGTACGAAAAGATATACCTACAAAAATGCCTTGGAAAGATTCGACAGACTGCTTAGTTATCCAAGGAAATGTTGCCTATCAAAATGATTCTCTAGCGGTCAATGTGACCAATAGAAAGTTTGAAAATGACATAGCAATTGTTGGTGGGTGGGAACGTAACCAAAAGAATCTCTTTACGAGAATATTTGGTAGGAAAAAAGCCAAAGTAACTGCCACAACCAAATGTGGTGAAAGCAAAACGATAATCTTAGAAAAACAAAAACAATGAAACCTATATTTGAATTTATCGTAGAAATTCCAAAATCTCACAATGACGAGGTAGTCTTTGCTAGTGGTTTAAAATTGAAGTTTGATACCCGCTATAACCAAGGTCAACACGTTAATCGTATTGGAAAGGTAGTTGCAGTCCCCTTAAAATTCGAGTCTAAAATCAGAGAAGGTTTCATTGTTTTAATTGATAAAAATTTAGTCACCTATCAAGTTTACAATGATACTGAAATAAATAAAAGTGTCTTTTTAGTGGACGTTGAAAAAGGGTGGTATCGGGTGGCTGCCAATATGATTTATCTCTATAAAGAAAATATGGAAGCTGATTGGGTATGCCCTAGCCCATTTATGTTTTTAGCCCCAATCAAAAATGAAATTCAAACTACCGAATCAGGACTTGAACATAAAGCGACTGAGGATTATAAAGGAAATAAACCGCAGTATGGAACTGTGGAATTTTTAAACGAGAAAGCTCAAGAAATGGGCATACAAAAAGGTGATACAGTTTACTATAAAAAAGACCGTGAATATGAGTTTGTAGTGGACGGTAAATTATTGTATCACATGGAAACTGATGATGTGTTGGCATTTGTAACCGAACAAGTTATTTGATATGACAACATATTACAAACAGACTATACCAAAACTGGTTAAACAATACAAACTTATGATTGAAGAATGTTTAAAAATCGTAGGTCAAAAAATAGATGGAGACTTGTCTGATGATAAAATGCACAATGTTATTAAGGCAAAAAAAATGGCTGCTGAAACAGCACAATGGGGTGCAAAGGAAATTGACAATTTAGATGCAGAATTAAAAAATAAAAAATCTGTACCACAGGGAACAGCAAATTACTCAGAAAAACTAGCAGAGTGAGAGAATTATTAGGATATATCAATAAAAAAGCAATACCGCTTCGAACTATTAAAGCACGTAGTGATGCCAAGAGTTGGGAGTACGGATATGACGATGAATGGGATGTTATTATTGTGTCCAAAGATGGAACACTGGGTGAGATTTATGAAATTAATGGAGTTAAAATTGGACTGCCTGCCATACCTACGGACAAGCGAAAAATTCTAAATTGGAATAAAGGTGTTATGGAGCAGAAATGGTCAAGGACAAAATTTCCAAAAGGACTTACTGAAAATACAAAAACCGAACACGAACAATTTATTTTGCAAGAATTTGACCGCAGGAGAAATGGAATCTTTGTTAAGATAAATGGAGAGATTGAATATTTTACAGGAGCTTTTTATTTCTTTATGAATTATATCATGCTAGACCGTGATTACCCACAATTTCGCCATACTCAAAAAGATTTAATGTTGTTTTGGGAAGCGTGTCATGCCGACCCACGGTGCTATGGGATATGCTACGTAAAAAATCGTAGGCTTGGTTGGAGTACACTTGAATATAGTGAGGCTTTAAATCGAGCCACCTTAGTACGCTATGGACTGGTTGGAATTATTTCAAAAACTGGACGAGATGCAAAATCTATGTTCAGAAAAGCGGTGCGTTCATTCAAGCGTTTGCCATTCTTTTTCAAACCACAAACTTCAGGGACAACGACACCAAAATCAGAATTACATTTTATGCGTCCTGCTCGTAGATTAACAAGAACGTATGGACGAGATATTGAAACCTCAGGTGATGGATTAGACACCACAATCATGTGGTATAATACTGATTTAAATGCAATGGATGGAGAACGAGTATCACCGATTATGATCGTTGATGAAGCAGGTAAATTCCCAAAACAAGTGCCATTTTCTATGTACTGGCATATTGCAAAAACTTGCTTGGAAGAAGGCTTTGAAATTGTAGGAAAAGCCATGGTTGGTTCGACTGTAAATGATATGGATAAAGGCGGTGCAGAATTTAAAATTATATGGGATGATTCTAACTATGCAGACCGAACAGGAAACGACCAAACTAAAACAGGATTGTATCGTTTATTTATTCCTGCTGAATACAATATGAGAGGATTCTATGACGAATTTGGATTCCCAGTACTACAAACACCAAAAAGACCAATTCGTAACAATGAGAAGAAAGTTATTAAAATTGGAAGTATTGAATATTTACAGAACAGACGAGAGGGATTTAAAAATGATCCTGAGAAATTAAATGAAGAATTACGTAAATATCCAAGTACAATTACTCATGCCTTTAGAAGCTCAATTACAGACAGCTCGTTTGACGTAGATAAAATATTTGAACAGTTGGATTACAATGAACAGGAAATGCCCGCAAATGTTATTCAAAGAGGTGATTTTGTTTGGGCGAATGGCATTCAAGACACCTCAGTAATTTGGAAACCAAATAAAAATGGAGCGTTTCGTATTGCATGGCATCCATCAAAAGAACAGCGCAACAATACAATTATAAAAAATGGTAAGTTTTTCCCATCAAATGAGATTATAGGAGCTTTAGCAACTGACCCTTATAACCGTAGTAGAACAGTGGATGGTCGTGGGTCAAAGGGTTCAATCCATGGTATGACAAAACACAATATGACTGGTGCGCCAAGTAACTTCTTTTTCTTAGAATATATTCACAGACCCAAGAAAGTTGAGATTTACTATGAGGATTGTATTAAGGTTATGGTTTACTATTCTATGCCAATACTTCCTGAGCTTTCTAATGAGGACTTTTTGAAAACACTCAAACGTAGAGGTTATAGAGGTTTTGTACTTACAAGACCTGATGTTAGATATAGGGATTTAAGCCCTACCGAGAAAGAGCTTGGTGGTGTGCCTGCTCAGGGAGCTTCATTTAGAGATATGCAGTACTACGCAGTGGAAACTTTTATATCTGACCATGTAGGTGTGGCAAGAGAAGATACTTACCGAGAGGTTGGAGATATTGGTAAAATGTATTTTGAAAAAACACTTTTAGACTGGCTACAAGTTGACCCCGAAAACAGAACGAAATATGACGCATATATCAGTTCGTCACTGGTGATATTAGCAAATCAAAAGATTGTAAAAAGAATTGAGGATAAACCAAAACCAAGGGGGAATCCTTTTTCTAAATTTAATAATAAAGGGCAATTAAGCCAACGAATAAAACAAACAGCATGAGAGAAGGACTAACATACACAGATTTATTTGCGAGCGATGCTGACAAATCAAAACCCGAATATGGTGTAAAAGTTGCAGAAACAATTGCAAGAGAATGGTTTGATGGCGGTCTGATTCAAGCAGGGTGTAATTACGATATACGTAGAGACTGGATTCGAAGAAGAAGAATTTTTGCATTAGGGCAACAAGACTTGAAACCATATAAAGATTTTATCGCAAGAGAGCAAAATGATTTAAGTTACTATAACTTAGATTGGAGACCAGTAAACATACTTGGAAAATTTAATAAAATTGTTTCAGATGGTATTGATGAAGAATCCTATGATATAGGTGTCAAAGCTTTAGATGAAAACGCAGTTAAATCTCGTCAAGCGTATGAAAAACAATTACGCAAAAATTTAGTTTCTCGTAAAATACGTCAAGACGCTTTACAATTAATGGGTATAGATTTACGACCAAGTACATTTGTGCCTGACGATGAAGAAGATTTAGAAATGCACATGATGTTAAGGCAAAAATCCAAGGTTGAAATAGCTGAGGAATCTTTAATTGAAAATGTATTTGCATCAAATGAGTTTGTAAATATTAAACCTATGGTTAATCAAGATTTGGTTAATATAGGTATAGGTGTTGTAAAATGTTGGACGGATGTAATTGAGGGTATAAAAATGCGTTGGGTTGACCCTGAATATTTTGTACACTCAAGAATTGATAATCCATTTTTTGATGGAGCTTATTACTTTGGAGAAATTCGAAGCCTTACTATTGCAGAAT